ATTTGTCGTAGTTACACTGGAAGCAACAGCATAGTAGGAGGGATGAGCTTTGACAGATTTGGAGAAAGCGGTAGCATATGCGCTTCGCCTGTCAGAAAAAGCTGCTGAAAAGCTTCTTCCAACTATACAGAGAAACATAGATACAGCCCGGGCGGAGTTGATCCGCTCGGGTGTTTTACGGTCTCTGGCTGAATCAGACAGCCCGCTTGTAGAGGATGCGATCATTACTTTTTGTTTGTACAAGATGGATGATGAGTCCATGATGGAAAGAAACCAGGAGGCATTCAGATTTCAGGAGGATAATTTGAGAAAATCAACTGTGAATCAGGGAGACTGATATGAAAAATGATGTGGTGAAGCTGATCACTATTGTTTCAAAGACGGACGGAAGTGGGTTCAGACAGGAAGAGGAGCGTCATGAGATAGAGATCATGGCGGAACTGAAATCTGTAAAATATGCAGAATTTTATCAGTCAGTAAGTGCAGGAATAGAAGTGCAAGTTATGGTGGTAGTAAATATTGATGATTTTGATTCTGGGATTATTGAACGGGAAGGACGGAAAATCAGACCTGCTTTAGTAATCTATGATGGAACAGAATATAGGATTATCAGAACATTCATGAGGAAAAGAAAGCTGGAATTGTCCCTGCAGGAGGTAGAGTAGATGGCGGACTTTGATGTTGAGTTTCCGGAAGATTTTATGAGTGGATTGCTGGATAGTGATTTTGACAGAATTGCGCAGAAGGCTCTGGAAGAAACAGCACCTATGATGGAAAGTGCAATGAAGGCATATTGCCAGAGAGCAATCAAGCATGATGGAGATTCTGAACTTGTGGAATCCATTTGTGCAAGAAAGCCTAAAAAGACAAAGACAGATGCCTGGATTGTAAATATAGGGCCATCCGGATATTCAACTATGAAAATCTATTACAGAAAAGCCAAAAGTGGAAAGCGGTTCAGAAAGGAAACGGTATCAAATGCGCTGAAAGCAATATGGAAAGAGTATGGGATTGCAGGGCAGCAGGCGCCAAGGCCTTTTATGACAGCTGCCACAAACAGTGTGAGAACGATCATCATGGAAAAGATGCAGGAAGTATATGATAAAGAGGTGCTGGAATGAATGTAAACGAATTAATCGTTGCTGCAGGAACGGCAATCGGATATCCGGTGGAACAGGATATTTATGAAGGAACATCAGAGAAGAGCATAACGTTCACCTATGAGGAAGAAAGGGATTCACTTGTGGGTGATGATGAAGATATGTATGAAACAGCTTATCTCATGATATCTATGAATACACCTAAGGATTACGATTACTTTAAAGATAAGGAAAAACTGAAAAGAGAGCTGCAGAAAAGAGATTTCAATGTGGAAAATATCCAGTCATGGCTTGAAGAGCCACTGAAGGGAGTTAAGAAAACAAGAAGAACCATCTTTACGGTGAATATCACAAAGAAGGTAGAATTAGGAGGAGAAGAATAAAATGGCTAATTTTGGACTTTCAAGACCGACCATTGCAAAATTAAATACTGAAACAGGAAAGTATTCTGGTGCAGTGAAATGCGGAAAGGCAATCAATACGACAGTAACACCTAACTACAACACAGCATCATTGTATGCGGATGACGCACAGCAGGAGCAGGTCGAAGAATTTAAAAATGCAAGTGTGGAATTGGGAACAGATTCTGTGCCTGTAAATGTGGCAAATGTACTTTTCGGTCACAATGTGACAGAGGAAGAAGAGACAGATAACTCAGAAGATGCTGGATCTTATGTAGGATATGGATTTATCACAGCAGAAATGCAGTCCGGAAAAAAGAAATATAGAGCATGTCTGTTGACAAAGGTAAAATTCTCGGAAGGAGCAGAAAGTTATCAGACAAAAGGGGACTCCATTCAGTTCCAGACACCGACATTATCAGGAACGGCTTTCGCAGATGCAAACGGTGTGTGGAGATATAAGAGCGGATATGTTGATACTGTAGATGCTGCAGAAAAATGGATCATGAAGAAGCTGGGAATTGACACTAGCGTAGAAGAACAGCAGAATACATCGGATACAGCTGGGAGTAAGGAAATAAAGTAGAGATATCGTAGAAAATGGCCAGGGGGATGGAAAATCTCCCTGGCTTATTTGTGCATATGGAAAGGAAATGCAATGGAAAAATTGAAGAGGATCAGGATAGGAGAGAAAAGATACCCGTATAAGATAGACCTGAATGTGTTGGAGCAGATACAGGAGGAATATGGATCAATCAATAAATTTGAGAGAGATATTCTGGGATATGTATTCGAAAAGGACAGAGAAGGAAATCAGATTTATACAAAAGACGAAAAACCTCTGATGAGGCGGACGGAGCCATCTGTAAGAGCAATCAAGGCAGTACTGCCGGCTGCAATTAATGAAGGACTTGCTATTGAGGCAGATGAGACGGGAAAAGAATTTGAACCGGTGACAGAAGAACAGATCTTCAGGGAATGTAAAATCGCATATGAAACTCTGGCGGATATGATGCATGAAGAATTTACGAGGTGCTTTGTCATAAAAAAAAGATAGCCGGAGGAAAGGAAGAGGATGATAAACCGGTGGATTTCCTCTGGCTGAAATTTATAGGAGTGACAAAACTGGGATTTACCTGGAAAACAATAGGGTTTCAGTATTATGGATTGTGGGTAGACCTGTTTGAGATATATAAGAAAGAACATAATTTTGAAACAAAAAGGGGACTGTATAAACTCTTGGAAATGGAAGAGGTCAGATCCCTTGATGCTATATAAGGGGAGAAAGAAATGGCAAAGGGAACGATTGGCGCCAAGATTGTACTGGAAGGGGAAAAAGCATACAGAGAAGCTATAAAGGCGATCAAGACGGAGCAGGCGGAATTAAGGTCAGAAATGAAGCTTTGCTCATCTGAATTTAAAAATTCGCAGAATTCCCTGGAAGCACTGACAAAAAAACATGAGATTCTGACAAAGCAGATCGACGCACAGACGAGGAAAATCGAAACATACCAGAATGCCATGGAGGCTTCAACTGATAAACAGGAGAAGGCAGCAGAAAAGATTAAAGATTTGCAGGTCGCTATCGAAAAAGCTGAAGAAGAAATGAAGGCTATGAAAGACAGTTCAGATGCAGGAGCTGAAGCAATAGAGAATCAGCAAAAGAGCATTGATGAACTGAAAAAGAAGTTGAATCTGGCAGAAGAAAGCTATACAAAAGCCGGAGAGAGAGCATCATCATACAGGATTGCAGTAAATAATGCAACTGTTGAGCTGAATTCTATGCAGGCAGACCTCGATAAGACAACAAAGTGCATGAAAGAAGCAGAGGATTCCACGGACAAATGTGCCACATCTATAGATGAATATGGCAAAGAAACAGAGGATGCTTCAGGGAAAACGAAGATATTCGGGGAAGTACTGAAGGCGAATATAGCATCAGAAGTAATCGTGGAAGGTGCCAGAAAGCTGGCTGATGGAATCAAGCAGATCGCAGGGACAGCGATAGAGACAGGATCCTCTTTTGAAGAAGCTATGACAACTGTAGCGGCTACCATGGGAATGACAGCAGAAGAGGTAAATGGTGGATCAGAAGATTATGCAAAGCTTCAGAAAGCGGCAGAAGATTGTGGAAAAGCAACAAAGTTTTCAGCCACAGAAGCAGGAGAAGCTTTAAATTATCTTGCACTTGCTGGGTATGATGTCAACAAATCGGTAGAAACATTGCCGAAAGTACTCGATCTTGCGGCAGCAGGTGGCCTTGACCTTGCGTATGCATCCGATCTGGTAACGGATGCTATGGCAGCTCTTGGGATGGAGACAAGTGATCTTGATAACTATATAGATGAAATGGCCAAAACCTCACAGAAGTCAAATACAAATGTGGCACAGCTCGGAGAGGCTACACTTGTATGTGCCGGAACTGTATCATTGACACAGCAGAAGCTGGAGACAATGAATACAGAGCTTGGAATATTGGCCAATAATGGTATTAAGGGAAGTGAAGGTGGCACACACCTGAGGAATGTTCTGCTTTCCTTGTCAGCACCGACAGATAATGCAGCGGTAGCAATAGACAGCCTGGGAGTAAATATTTTTGATGCCAGTCATAATATGCGGGATCTGAATGATATTCTGGTTGACATGAATGCTGCCATGGCAGATATGTCGACAGAGCAGAAAACGCAGATGATTAGCCAGATCTTCAATAAGACAGATATTGCTGCTGTAAATGCGTTACTGAAAGGAACTGGAGAAGAATTTAATAATCTGACAGATCAGCTTTCAAATTGTAAGGGAGCGGCTTCAGAGATGGCCAATACCATGAACAACAATCTGAAAGGTGATGTTACTATCCTGCAGTCAGCAATGGAAGGTCTTGGCATATCAGTTTATAAGGTATTCAACCCGGATCTTAGAAAATCAGTGCAGGGAGCTACAGATGCAGTAGGACGGTTGCAGAAAGCTGTTGATAGCGGAAATCTTGGGGTATCATTAAATAAAATGTCAAAAGCTCTGGGAGATTTCTGTGAAAAGGCGGTTGATGC